CCGGGACATCGTCGTTGCAGTCGGCCGACATCTACGACAACTTCATCATCGATTGCAGCGCTGGCCCCCAGAACGGCGCGTCGTTCAAGATGAGCGACAACGTCGCCAGCCGCGCTGTGAACTTCGTCCACAACACGCTGGTGCAGTCGGCGACGACGGGTGCTTACAACCAGATGATCGTCAACGACGGCGCGAACCAGACCAGCGGCACGCTCAACATCAAGGCCAACGTTCTCGTGATGCGTGCGGGGCACAACGCGTCGCTGGGCTTCACGACCTACGGTGCATCCGACACCGGCGTGGTGATGGCAAACAACCTGTATTACGACTTCGACGGTGTTGTCACGACCGCGCCGACGAAGGACACCGCAGCGACCTATGGCAATCCGTTGTTCACGGATCTGCCGAATCTGAATCTGACGCTGGCCACCGGAAGCCCTGGACTGGGCGCCATGACGGCCGCCGAGCCGATAGCGATCGCGACGGACTTCTACGGAATTGCGCGCCCGCAGACTGGCACCGGCACACCGTCGGGCTCCAAGAATGACTACGGCGCAACGCAAGGGATCGGCACGTGAGCTACACGATCCTCAGCCCGACGTCAGTCTTCGACAATAGTGGCTCTGGCAGCACTGTCCAGCAGTGCACGGCAAGCATGCCGGCGCTGCAGATTGGTGACTGGGTCGCCGTCTTCGTCCCCTACGTTGCCGCAACCGATGTCACCCAGACGGTCACGGATAGCCTCGGCAACACCTACACCGAGAATACAACCCCCCACTTCTGGCTGTCGACATCCGGCAACCATGGGGCACGCTTCTTCATCTGCCAAGTCACGGTAGCTGGGACGCCGACATTCATCAAGACGACGGCCGGCGCCTCCTGCACGTTCCTCGGCGTCTTTGCGGATGTCATCCGCGGACTGGTCACCTCGAGTGCGCTCCAGGTCACTGCGGCCTACAAGCGCACGGCCGGCGTAGGTACTGCGGCTGACTCGCTGGCCTCCAACTCGGCCACGGTCACGACGCCCCCGGTGGCAGTGCTCGGCTACGCGATCAACCTCGTCGGATCCAACGGTTGCACCTGTTCTGCGGGTACCGGCGAGACGCTCTTGCACACGGGGCAGAAGTCCAACGGCCTCGCGGACTTCATCAAGGTCGAACACAAGCGTGTGACCGGCACTGGCGCAGTTACATCCACCTTCACGCCGGCCCAAGCTGGTGATGACTGGGTGGCTTGTCAACTGGTGTTCACCGAACAGAACACCACGCCGCTCATCACGAGCGTGAGCACCGCGACGCCGCGCTACCAGGGTGCGCTCACCATCAATGGCTCGCTGTTCGGATCGGCCCAGGGCGCGGGTAGCGTTACTCTGGGCGCGGTCACGCAGACAGTGAACTCGTGGGCCGACACTGCGATCACGATCAATTCGCTGCTGCGCGGGACGAACAAGTACGGCATCGAGCTCGACCTGATCGTCAACACGAACGCGAGCGGCTCGAGCAACACCTACACAGGCGTCACGAGCCTGCTGCCGCAGACGGGTTGGAATTTCGTCAACATTGGCACGCCCAACTCGACGAGCGCGAACCGCCTGACCGCGACGGGTGGTGGCGACATCGCCAGCGGAGACCAAATCGCCTGGGGCAATATCCAGGGAACAGGCACCGTGACCGTCAATGCGGACGGCACGTTCAGCGCAGACTCCGGCGTAACGGCGTTCGACTACGAGGTCTGGACGACAACGTCTGGATGGGGCTCGACAGCGACGCAGTCAATGGTCGCCGCCGGAGCGGTTGTGCAGAGCGCTGGTGGCATCGCGAAAGCCTCGATTGTCAAAGCCGGTGGCGTCGCCTTCGCCTCCATCCTGGCCATCGGTGGCATCAGCACCAGCTGATCTTGACCCGGAATATGGCCCGCAGCAAGTCGGTAAAGCCGACCATCGCCCGACGCCCGATGCCCCCGAGAGAACTCGGAAGCACGGTCGACTTCGCGCCCGCAGTTGGAGTCTGGGACTGGATTCAGGAGAACATCCTTGCCCGCGATGGCGCGCTGCACAATGTCGACCACGCGCACCTGATCGACGCGGACGTTTGTGTCCTGTGGGCGGATGGCGGATTCATCAGCAAGATGCGCCAGGTCATCGGGACTGCGGAAGAGGTCGCCTTCCGGTGCAACGCATGGCAGCGCGGTCGCCAGGAACAGCAGATGGGTCAGTGGTTCGGCCGAGTGCCCAGTTTCCTGATCACCCTCGACGGCAGGTTCGCATCTCAGTGCGCCGACACCCAGTGGTGCGCCTTGGTCGAGCATGAGCTGTCCCACCTCGCCCATAAATGCGATGAGTTCGGCGCGCCAATGTTTGGCAAAGACGGCAAGCCCAAGATCGCTATCCAGGGCCACGACGTCGAGGAATTCGTCGGAGTGGTCAGGCGCTACGGCGTCGGCGACCCGGACAGCTCCGTCGCGCGCATGGTGAAGGCAGCCAATGCCAAGCCCGAGGTGACTGAGTCAATGTTAGTAGGCGCTTGCGGTACGTGCCTCGCAAGGGTTGCCTGAGCCGGACTAAACCCGGACGGGATTTCACAATATGGCATCACTGACCGAGCAGCAAAAGCTCTTCATCGTTCAAGCACTTGCGTGCTTCGACACGCCGACACAAGTCAGCCTCGCCGTCCGAGAAGAATTTGGCATCGAGGTCGACCGTCGCCGGGTGCACGAGTACGACCCGACTCGCATCGGCGGACGCGGCTTGGGAAAGAAGCTCAAGGCCATCTTTGACGAGACGCGGGCTGCGTTCCTCAAGGACGTGAGCACGATCCCGATCGCCAGCCAAGCCTATCGCCTTCGTACGCTGAACCGCCTTCTCGTCAAGGTGGAGGGGCAGGGCAACACGGCGCTTGCGGCGCAACTCATCGAGCAGGCTGCCAAAGAGGCCGGCGGCTCGTTCACCAACCGCCGAGAGGTGACCGGTGCAGACGGCGCGCCCGTCATGACGCCCATGACATTGGCGGACTTCTATGCAGGTAGCCGCCCCGAGCCTCAATCCGGCGCTTCGTGATTTCTGGCTGACGCCAGCGCGCAACCGGATCCTCTACGGAGGCCGGTCGTCATCGAAGAGTTGGGACGCAGCAGGCTTTGCGATCTTTCTGGCGCAGAAGATGCGCCTGCGCTTTCTGTGCACCCGCCAGTTCCAGAACAAGATCGAGGAGTCGGTCTACACCCTCTTGAAGGTGCAGATCGAACGGTTCGGGCTGCAAAAGCAGTTCAAGATCCTCGACAACAAGATCATTTGCCGATCGACGGGTAGCGAGTTCGTCTTCTACGGCCTATGGCGCCACGTCAGCGAAATCAAGTCGCTTGAAGGCATTGACGTCCACTGGGCGGAAGAGGCCCACCTCCTGACCGAGGAGCAGTGGAAGATCATCGACCCGACGCTCCGCAAGGAAGGCTCGCAGCACTGGATCATCTTCAATCCGCGCCTAGCGACCGATTTCACGTACCAGCGCTTTGTGCGCAACCCGCCGCCCGACACGGTCAAACGGCTGATCAACTACACCGAGAACCCGTTCCTAAGCTCCACCATCCTCAAGGTCATTGAGGGAGCCAAGGAAGAGGACGAAGAAGAGTTCCGGCACATCTACCTTGGTGAGCCGCGGGCCGACGACGAACGTTCGGTGATCCGGCGTGCATGGCTGATGGCCGCGATCGACGGGCACAAGGCACTCGGGATCGAACCACGAGGCGCGAAGCGTAAGGGCTTCGACATCGCCGATGCCGGCGAGGATGCCTGCGCGACGGTCGATGCCCATGGCCCTGTGGCTGTGTCCAGCGACATGTGGCGCGGCGGCGAGGACGAACTCCTCAAGTCCTGCACGCGCGTGCATGTGGCCGCCAAGTCCACCGGATCCTCGATCATCTACGACGCGATCGGTGTGGGTGCCGGGGCGGGCGCGAAGTTCAACGAGCTCAACGCAGCCGGTGGCGGCCCGAAGGTAGAGCACTCGAAGTTCTTCGCGGGCGGCTCGGTCTTCCGACCGGATGCCAAGTACGCCAACACGGAGGTCCTGAACAAGGACTTCTTCTCGAACATCAAGGCCCAGGCCTGGTGGCTGGTCGCAGACCGGCTCCGCAACACCTACAACGCCGTGCGCAACGGCCAGCGTTTCCCCGACGACGAGATGATCTTCCTCGACGGGTCGATGCCGAATCTGGACCAACTCATGGACGAATTGAGCACCCCGCTGCGCGACTACGACAACGCTGGGCGTGTCAAGGTCGAGAGCAAGAAGGATCTTGCCAAGCGCGGCGTCAACTCGCCCAACCTCGGCGACGCCTTCATCATGGCCTTCCTCCCGGGCGTGATGAAGAAGACGAGCTTCTTCGGGTAATGGGCATGTTCTCGTGGATCACCGGTAGCAAGAGCGCACCGGCGCCGAAGCCTGCCCGGGCTGAGCCCGCCTCCTTCTGGAGCACCCATGCCTTTGACAGCGTGAGCTCACGGGAGAAGGCGAGCGCTTTCCTCACGGACACGCTGTCGGCCATCCGAGCCAAGCTGCCCCGATTCGCCACCGCCGACCACGCGATGGATGACGCCGGCAACGGTGGCATCGCCCTGAAGCTCCAAGCGCAGGCGATGAACATCCCCGAAGTCTTGGCGATGTGGTACGCCTCGCAGACCTTCATCGGCTACCAGCTCGCAGCCATCCTGGCGCAGCATTGGCTGATCGACAAGGCGTGCACCGTACCGGCCCGCGACGCGATCCGCCAGGGCTTCGACATCGTCAACGTGGATGGCGACGACATCGACCCGGCCGTCCTGAAGAAGCTCCACAAGGCCGACCGCCGGATGCGGCTGAACTGGAACATGGAGCAGTTCGTGCGCATGGGCCGGATCTTCGGCATCCGCATCGCGCTGTTCAAGGTCGAGTCCACCGACCCGCAGTACTACGAGAAGCCCTTCAACCCAGACGGTGTGACCAAGGGCTCCTACAAGGGAATCGTCCAGGTCGATCCGTACTGGTGCGCTCCGCAGATGGACATCGCGGCATCGTCGCGGCCGGACACGGAGCACTTCTACGAGCCGACGTGGTGGCTGATCCACGGCACGCGCTACCACCGCTCGCACTTGGTCATCTTCCGCAACGGTGACCTGCCCGACCTGCTCAAGCCGCAGTACATGTACGGCGGCGTCCCGCTGCCCCAGCGGATCATGGAGCGGGTCTACGGCGCCGAACGCACGGCCAATGAGGCGCCGCAGCTCGTCCAGACCAAACGCACGAACGTCTGGTTAACGGACATGGCCAAGTTCACAGCACTCGGCGATGAGGCCATCGATCGCATGAACCAGTGGATCAGCTGGCGAGACAACTACTCGGTCAAGCTGGGCGATAAGGAAGGCGACCAGTTCGATCAGTTCGACACCAGCCTCGGCGACCTGGACAACGTCATCATGACGCAGTACCAGATCGTCGCCGCGCAGGCGAACATGCCTGCCACGAAGCTGCTGGGCACCGTCCCGAAGGGCTTCAACTCCACCGGCGAGTACGAGGAAGCCAGCTATCACGAGGAACTGGAGAGCATTCAGGCTCACGACTTGACGCGCCTTGTCGAGCGCCACCACCTCCTGGTCATCCGCTCCGAAGTGCCCGAGCTCAAGGACATCGAGACGACCGTCGAATGGCGACCGCTGGATACACCGACAGCCAAGGAACAGGCCGACATGAACCTGACCAAGGCCCAGACCGGCTCGCAGCTGATCCAGTCCGGCGCGATCTCCCCGGAGAACGAGCAGGAGCGCCTGAAGCGTGACCCGGCCAGCGGCTACGCGGCGCTCGAGCTGACCCCGCCGCCCGACCCCGAACTTGCGGCCGAACTAGACGACGATGACTCCGCCGAAGACTCGCCAGCCAAGCCTTGAGGCTCAGCGCGGCGCAGTCCTGACGCCAAACGCCGCCATCGAGCAGGAATACACGGCGGTCATCCTCACCCTCATCCGCCGCATGTGCGATGAGACGAAGAAGACCCTGCAGCAGGTCTACTCAGACGCCGCGCATGGCATGGACGCCGCCGAGGGTGGCATTGACGACCACGACCCCATCAGCCTGAAGGCCCGTGTGGCGCTGAACGGCCTGATGGACAAGTACGAGCCGCTGTTCAACCGCTGGGCCAAGAAGGCGACCAAGCGGATGATGGATCGCACGGTCAAGAACTCCGGCGTGACGCTCGGCATGAGCCTGCGCCAGATGAGCGCTGCAGTCACGCTCGACGCCTCCAAGATCACGCCGGCCATGATGGACGTGATCAACGCCAGCACGACGGAAGCGGTCAGCCTCATCAAACTGATCCCGGCCAAGTACCTAACGAACGTGCAGGGCGCCGTCTCCCGATCGATCACCTCGGGCAATGGCCTGCAGGACTTGGTCCCGTTCCTGGACAAGCAGTACCAGGGCAACGTTCGGCACGCGCGCAACGTGGCGATTGACCAAACGCGCAAGGCTTACAACAACGTCAACGCCACGCGCATGAGCGACATCGGCGTCAAGACCTACGAATGGATTCACACCAGTGGGTCCCGCGAACCGAGAGCAGTGCACATCGCCCTGAACGGGAAGGTCTGCAGTCTCGATGAGCCGCCCTACATCGGCGAGATGTACGGCGAGCCGGTGTACGGCAAACCCGGCGACCTGCCGTTCTGCCGCTGTCGGATGCGCCCCATCCTGGACTTCTCCAACGACTGACGGATGAAAGTCCGCCAGATCCACAAGGCCCGCCAAGCGCGGGTCTTTTCAATTGCAGACACCGCCATGCCCCTCCACCAAGGTTCGAGCGAAGCAGTCATCGCCGAGAACATTGAGGAACTGCGCGCGGCCGGTCACTCGGAGGCGCAGTCTGTCGCCATCGCTGAGCACGAGGCCAAGGACGCCATGACGGAGTTCGGAGCGGCAGGCATCGTCTACGTGACGGGTGGGCGCGTCTTGCTGCTGATGCGATCGGACCGGTCGCGCGCCTACCCGTCGACGTGGGGATTCCCGGCTGGTGGCATTGAAGAGGGCGAGTCGCCCGAGCAAGCCGCCACCCGTGAGTCCGTCGAAGAGACCGGCCATGCCCCGAGCGCTCTGACGCTGCTGTCGGATGACGGGCAGTTCCGCCTGTTCCTCTGCCTTGGCGACGTCTTCGGCCCGACGCTGAACGACGAGCACACCGGCTACATATGGGCTCCGATCGAAAGCCTGCCTGAGCCGCTGCACCCGGCGATTGCCGAGCAGGTCGCGATGGCCTGGGCCAAGTCGCAAGAGCCGGTCGAGCCGCTGGTGGCCGCCGACACCATGGACGGCCTTGATGCCTTCGCCATGGACAAGGAGTCCGCGCGCCAGATCGACACCAACGGGTGGTTCGAGGTCAAGCGCAACCCCATCTCCAAGGTCGGCATCTTCGACTACTCCGGCCGCCAGGTCGGCGACGCCGAGAACCCCGAAAAGCGCTATCGCGTCCTGCGCCCCGCTGAAGAACTGAGCGACCCCGAGACGCTCGACTCCTTCCGCCTCATCCCGTGGATCGACAACCACGTCATGTTGGGCAGCGAAGAGCAGGGCCTGATGCCCGCAGAGCGCAAGGGCGTCCAGGGCGTGACCGGTGAAGACGTGTTCTACGAGAACGGCACCGTCTTCGCAAACCTCAAGGTTTTCTCCCAATCCATGGCAGGCCTGATCGAAGCCGGGAAGCGGGAATTGTCGTGCGGCTATCGCTGTGTCTATGACTTCACCCCGGGCGTGTTCCAGGGCGAGGCCTACGACTGCATCCAGCGAACGATTCGCGGCAATCACTTGGCCCTCGTTCATTCGGGGCGCATGGGTCCGGACGTGGCAGTCCTGGACTCGATCGATCAAACCACCACCACCCACAAGGAGCCTCCCATGGCTGACAAAAACGAGGGCGGCTCCGGCGTTGCGCTGGACGAAGCTCTCAAGCAACTGAAGACCCCCGAGGCCCGCAAGGCGGCCCTGATCGCGCTGCGCGCGGCCATGGACGAAGCCGGCGACCCGAAGGAAGACGACAAGGAAGAGAAGAAGGCCGAAGACGCCGACGAAGACAAGGACGACGAGAAGAAAGACGCCAAGGACAGCGACCAGGACATGAAGGAAGACAAGGCCGACGCCAAGGACTCCGACATGAAGATGGACGACATCGCCAAGCACCCGAACGCCATGGACGCCGCGACCGTCTTCAAGACCGTCACCGGCGAGATCAAGCGCCGCGACGCCCTGGCCAAGCAACTGTCCGTGCACGTCGGCACCTTCGACCACTCCGAGATGACCGAGTCGGAAGTCGCCGCGTACGGCGTCAAGAAGCTTGGCCTGGATGCGCCCAAGGGCCAGGAAGCCGCGATGCTCGCCGGCTACCTCAAGGCTGCGACCGACCCCGCCAAGACCCAGGTCGCCAAGACCTCCACCGCGATGGACGCCGGCACCGCCGACTTCGTCACCGCGTTCCTCACCCGCAAGGAGGGCTAAGCCATGAGCGCTTTCCAATCCACCGTCAACGTCAACTACGGCTTCGGCGTCATCGGCGAGGTCTTCAACGACGGCCCGACGCGCGCCAGCTCGCGCATCGTCAACTCGTCTGGCACCGCCAACGTCATCGGCTATGCCTACACGCGATCGAACACCACCGACGTCTGCACCGTCGGCGGCGCGATCACGAACGGCTCAACCGTCTTCGGCGGCATCCTCTGCAACCCGAAGGAATACGCCTCGTACGGCACGACCTCCGGCACCCTGCAGCCGACGCTCACCGTGCCGGACAACTGGCAAGGCGACTTCCTCGAGATGGGCACGATCGTCGTCGCCCTGACGACCGCAGCCAACATCGGCGACCTCGTGACCTACAACCTGACGACCGGTGCCCTGGGCGCCGTCGCGCCGGGTTCGGCGGCCCCGGGCGGCTCCGCTCTCGTCCCGAACGCCGTCGTGCGTTCCTACACCTCTGCGGCTGGCCTCGTGGCGATCCGCCTGACCAACTAAGGAGGGTTGGATCATGACCAAGCAAGTCTCGATGGTGCACTCGCACCAAGATCCGCGCAGCTTCGTGGACGCCTCCGGTCGTCCGCGCACGATGCAGATGTCGATGGACCAGGTCGAGGGCTACCAAGCCCTCGCCAAGATCGGCATCAACCTGCCGCCCGCGCAAGTCGCCCAGATGGCTCGCGCCGTCGGCTACGCGATGGACGATCAGCAGGGCCTCGTCACCACGGCAACGATTGGCACCCCGGTGCAGTTCCTGCAACAGTGGCTGCCGGGCTTCGTGCGCATCCAAACGGCGGCGCGCAAGATCGACAACCTCATCGGCATGTCGACCGTCGGCTCGTGGGAAGACGAGGAAGTCGTGCAGGGTGTCCTGGAGCCGGTCGGCGGCGCGGTGCCCTACGCGGACTACTCGAACGTCTCGCTGTCCTCGTGGAACGTGAACTTCGAGCGCCGCACCGTCGTGCGCTTCGAAAAGGGCACGGAAGTGTTCCGCCTGGAAGCGGCGCGCGCGGCTCGCCTGCGCATCGACTCGGCGGCTGAGAAGCGCAACAGCGCTGCTCTGTCGCTCGAGGTGCAGCGCAACACGATCGGCTTCTCGGGCTACAACGGCGGCAACAACCGCACGTACGGCTTCCTGAACGATCCGAGCCTGCCGGCGTACTACACCGTGGCTGCCGGTGCATCCTCGTCCACCCTGTGGGCGAACAAGACGTTCACCGAGATCACGGCGGACATCCGCCAGGCCGCGGCCAAGCTGCAAACGCAGTCGCAAGACCTGATCAACCCGGGCACCACTCCGACGACCCTGGCAGTCTCGACGAACAACTACGCCTACCTGTCGACGGTGGCGGTCTACGGCAACCAGTCCGTCATGGGCTGGATCCGCGAGACCTACCCGATGATGCGCGTCGAATCGGCTCCCCAGCTGAACTCGGCCAACGGTGGCGCGAACGTGTTCTACCTGTACGCCGAATCCGTCGAAGACGGCTCCACGGACAACGGCCGCGTGTTCGATCAGATCGTCCCGGCCAAGTTCATGGCGCTCGGCGTCCAGCAGCTGCCGAAGTCGGTCGTCGAGGACTACGCCTGCGCTACGGCCGGCGTTCTCCTGAAGCGCCCGTACGCCGTGGTGCGCGCCAGCGGCATCTGACCCCGGCGGACTGTCCGCTCCCCGAAGGCCTCGCGGCAACCCCGCGGGGCCTTTTTCATTCCACCGACCAAAGAGAAACCGCATGCCCCACGTCTTCAGCACCCTGGCCACCAACATGGGCTACACCGAATGGCTGCCCCCGCCCGATGGCGGCGCGCTGCCCATCGAGGGCCGCACCATCCATGTCAAGGGCGGCGCCACCGTCGCCCACAAGTCGGGCAGCTCCGACGTCTGGACGCCGCTGGGCTTCGGCACGCAGGTCACGGACGAAGAGCTCGAAGTGCTGGAGAAGAACAGCGTGTTCCAGATCCACAAAAAGAACGGCTACATCACCGTCCAGAAGAAGGACACTGCCGTCGAAAAGGCCGTCGCCGACATGAACCGCGTGGACAAGTCCAGCCCGAAGACCGAGGCTGACTTCCCGGACTTCATCGTGACGATCGACACGCCGAAGTCCAGCGACCCGCATCGCATCTGACCTGAGCGCGCGCCGTGGCCCTGCACACTTTCGATCTGGCGTCGTTCCAGGCGGCTTGCCCCGCGCTGGCGGCGACGGATGCGACCGCGCTCGCGGCCACGTTCACGGTGGCGTCCAACATCATGACGCCGTACGACGGTTGCCTGCTCAGTGGCGATTCGTTGCAACTCGGCCTGAACCTCATGACGGGCCATCTGACCCAGATCAGCGCCATGTTGGTCGCTGACCCTGGCGCGGTGGTCGGCCCTGTGGCTGGTGCGACCGAGGGCTCCGTGAGCCTGCAGGTTGTCCCGTCGCCGGCCACGAGCGGCTGGCAGTACTGGCTGGCCAGCACGCCGTACGGTCTGCAACTCTGGGCGCTGCTCAGCGTGAAGTCGGCGGGCGGCATCATGGTCGGCGGCTCGCTCGAGCGCGCCTCGTTCCGCCAGGCGGGCGGCGGCTTCCTCGGCCGGTGCTTCTGATGGCTGGCAAGTTCGACCTGAGCCGCGTGATGGCCAAGATCGACGCCATCGGCGCCGGCTTCGCCAATCGCGAGGCCAAGGTCGGGTTCTTTCCCGGCGCCATCTACGAGGATGGGACGTCAGTCGCTTATGTCGCGACGATCCAGGAGTTCGGCGCGCCAGAGCAGGCGATCCCACCGCGCCCATTCATGCGCCCAACGATCGAGGACAAGAAGAACGAATGGTCGGCCGACATCGCTGGCGGCATGCGTCGCGTGCTCAAGGGCCAGATGACGACCGATGACGTGCTTGACGCTGTCGGGGCTGCCGCTGCCGCGGACGTCGCGAAGACTCTGGCGGCTGGCGACTTCACGGCGCTGTCCCCGATCACGCTGATGATCCGCAAGATGAAGGACGAGCACAAGGGCGACCCGAGCTGGCGCATGTCTGGCGCCAAGGTCGGCGAGGCCGCGCGCCGCGTGGCTGCCGGCGAGCCCGGATCTGACCGCACGACGCCTCTGGACGACACGGGCCTCCTGATCGCCTCCGTCCAACACCAAGTCGGCGACCCGTCGTGAACCTCCACCAACGCGTGAGCGGGATCATCTCCCGGGTGAATCCGATGCTGACGGTCACGGTGCGCCACGCCACCGGCATGACGCAGAACCCAGACTTCACGCGCGTCCCCACGTACAGCACGACGACGATGCTGGGCCAAGTCCAGGCGCTGACCTCCGCCGAGCTCGCCCAGGTCGACGGCCTGAACATCCAGGGCGAGAAGCTGGCGATCTACGTCAACGGAAACCTTGAGGGTGTGAGCCGGCCGGATAACGCGGGCGGCGACCTCGTGACGTTGCCTGATGGGTCGGTCTGGCTGGTGACGATCATGCTCGAGAACTGGAATCGCATGGATGGCTGGACGAAGGCAGCCATCGTCAGGCAGCCGTCATGACCCAACCGACCCTGAGCATCACCGAGAGCAATGCCTTGCAGGCGCTCGGTCAGTTCCTCGTGGCTGTGCTGCCCACTGGCACCGCCATCGTGGTCGGCCAGGACAACCGTGTTCCGCTGCCGCAGGCTACGAACTACGCCGTGATGACGCCGATCACTCGCACCCGGTTGGCCACGAACCTGACCGAGTACACCGACGGCTTCCCGTCCAACCCGCAAACGCGGCAGGACACCATGAGCACGAACATGACCATCCAGGTGGACACGTTCGGCCCGCTGTCGGGCGACAACGCCCAGATCCTCGCCACCCTGTTCCGTTCCGATTGGGGCGTGGACCAGTTCGACGCCATGGCCCTCGGCGCAACTCCGCTCTACACGAGCGAACCGCGCCAGATGAAGTTCCTGGACGAGTCTCACCAGATCCAGCAACGCTGGACGACGGACTGCTACCTGCAGGTTGACCCGGTTGTCACCGTGTCGCAGGACTTCGCCGCCGAGCTCGTCGCCGGAGTCATTGACGTCGACGCCGCGTACCCCGCCTGACCAGACACCACACCGCATAGAGCCGCCTTCGGGCGGCTTTTTCATTCCCGACCGCCGCGGCACGCCCGCAACAACCAAGTCCCGGAGCGTCCATGACGAAGTCCATCCCCGCCAGCTATTTCGTGTCGATCGTCCCGGGCGTCATCAGCGCCGGGGGCTCGGCACTCGACCTCAACGGCCTGATGCTGACCAATGGCACCCGAACGCCCATCGGCTCGGTGCTGTCGTTCGCTTCGGCCGCTGCCGTGGCGACGTACTACGGCGCCAGCAGCACGGAGGCGACGGCGGCTGCGGTCTACTTCGCCGGCTTCGACAACTCCAACGTCAAGCCTGGCGCGCTGCTGGTGGCGCAGTACAACACGGCCAACGTTGCCGCCTACCTGCGCGGCGCCTCGGTTTCTTCGCTGACGCTGGCCCAGCTGCAGGCCCTGACCGGCACGCTGATCATCACGACCGATGGCACCCAGAAGACCTCGGGCACGATCACCCTATCTGGCGCGACCAGCTTCTCGAACGCCGCCACGATCATCCAGGCCGCGTTCACGACGCCGAACTTCACCGTCTCGTATGACAGCGTCTCGGGCGCCTTCGTGTTCACGAGCAACACCACTGGCGCGAGCTCGACCATCACGTACTGCACGGGCACGCTGGCTGACGCCCTGAACCTGCGTCTTGCTGATGGCGCGGTCACTTCGCAAGGCGCCGTCACCGCTGTGCCGGGCACGTTCATGACGGCCATCACCGGCATCACCCAGGACTGGGCCTCGTTCTTCACGTCCTTCGACCCGGACAACGGCTCTGGCAACACCCTGAAGCTGGCCTTTGCGAACTGGAACAACACCCAAGGCAACCGCTACGCCTACATCGCCTGGGATACGGACGCCAGCCCCACGACGACCGTGCCGGCCACGACCTCGCTGGGCTACCTGCTGTCGCAGTCGAGCGTGTCGGGCACCAGCCTGATCTACGCCCCCGCGCTCGACAAGGCGGCGTACCAGTCGGGCGCCATCGCCTCGGTGGACTTCAGCGAGAAGAATGGCAGCACGAACTTCGCCTATCGGATGCAGTCGGGCCTGACCCCGGATGTCACCGACCTGACGACGCTGACCAACCTGATCGCCAATGGCTACAACGCCTACAGCGCGGTCGCCACGGCCAACCAGAACTTCCAGTACATGTACCCGGGCAGCGTGTCCGGCCAGTACCTGTGGCTGCAGGACTACGTCAACCAGATCTGGCTGAACAACGCCCTGCAGCTGGCGCTGATGGAGCTCCTGACCTCGGTCAAGAGCATCCCGTACAACGCGGCCGGCTACGCGCTGATCCGTGCGGCCTGCATGGACCCGATCAACGCTGCGGTCAACTTCGGAGCGATCCAGCCGGGCGTGACGCTGTCGGCTCTGCAGATCGCCGAGGTCAACAACGCGGCCGGCGTAAAGATCGACAAGATCCTCTCGGCGCAGGGCTGGTATCTCCAGGTGCTCGACGCCACGGCGCAAGTCCGCGGCCAGCGCAAGTCGCCCCCGATCACGCTCTGGTACATGAGCGGCGGCTCCGTCAATCAGATCAACCTGGCTTCGATCGAAGTTCAGTAAGCCCAGCCACATCAACGCCTAGCGGCCACCTCCGGGTGGCCGTTTGCATTTCGGAGCCCACATGGCCACTCTCACCTCCGCCACCGCGATCATCACGCTTCAGGTCGCCGGCATCTTCGATACCCCGGTGCAACTCCAGCAGTTCATGGCCGAGGACATCTTCGACATGCCCACGGCCACGCATGCCGAGGTCGTCATGGGCGCAGACGGCGTGCAGTCGGCTGGCTTCGTGTTCACCTCTCGGCCGCAGACGTTCGCCCTACAGGCCAACAGCCCCTCGTGCGACCTGCTCGATGAGTGGATCAACGCCGAGATCCAGGCGATCGACACCTTCCGGGCTGACGCGACCATCACGCTGCGCGGTCTGGGCAAGGTCTGGACGTGCAGCAACGGCACGCTGACCAACTACAACCAGATCCCGGACGCGAAGAAGATCCTCCAAGGTCGCAAGTTCACCATCACCTGGGAACGCGTCGTCGCGTCGCCGCTGTAATGCGCAAGACCGCCGACATCACCATCACGGCCGAGGGCCGGGACGTCAACAAGGTATTTCGCATCACGGAAATGGCCGCGAGCCAGGCCGAGGACTGGGCGATCCGCGCCATCATGGCTATCGCCAAAGGTGGCCTGGAGATCCCCGACGGCATTCCTCAGTCGCTGGCCGGCATCGCCATCCTCGGCTTCAAGGCGCTGGCGACCGCAGACTATGCGACCGCCAAGCCGCTGCTCGACGAGATGATGGGGTGTGTCCAGATCGTCACGAGCTCGGGGGCCGTGCGCAAGCTGATGGAAGAGGACATCGAAGAGATCGCCACGCGCATCCAACTGCGCAAGGAAGTCTTCGAGGTGCACACGGGTTTTTTCGGTCGCGTCGCCAGCCTGAACTAGACCCCTTCGCCGCTGACCTTGGGTCGGCCGGCGCACGCTACGCCCAGTGCGTCAATGTGCCGCTGACCATTTCGGCTGTCATCACGAGCCCGTTGCGCCTGGCGACGCTGCATGAGCTCCAGACGGTCTACGGGGCGGAAGACCTGTTCAATTTCCTCGAGGTGCTCGAGGTGTATCGCTACAACCAGGCGCTACAGGCCAAGTACAACCAGGACTGACCTATGGCCGGAACCCTTCTCGAAGCGCTCTACTTCTCGCTCGGCCTTGATGTCTCGGGCATCACCGAGGGCCAGAAGAAGGCCAAGGAGTCGCTGAAGAAGACTGGCGAGGAAGCGACCAAGCAGCAGAAGGAACTCGACGCCGCCGCCAAGCGAACGACCGAGGCCTACGGCAAGGTACGCGACAGCATTCTGTCAATGACCGCAGCCATTGTCGGCGCAGTCGCCGGCAAGGACTTCCTGGCCTACATCACGGCCACGGACATCGCTGCTGGTCGGTTGGCGAAGAACCTGAACACGACGACCGAGGAGCTCACCGCCTGGGAAGGCGTGGCCCGGCGTCTTGGTGGCAGTGGCGGAGACGCTGATGGCCTGTTCCGTGGTCTGAACAAGATCATGCAGGACATCAAGCTGACGGGCGGCTCTCCGGCGCTGTTCCCGCTGGCGCGTGCCGGCTTCGACGTGGCGAAGTTCAGCGACCCGCTGACGACGTACACGCAGAAGATCCTGATGCTCCGCGACGCCCTGCGCAAGCTCGGCCCGCAGGACGCGCAGAGCTTCGGTCAAGCCGCCGGTCTGAGCGAAGAGAGCCTGAACGTCCTGATCCAGTCGGATCGGGCGCTGGAGGACATGGTCGCGTCCCAGCGCAAGATGAACGTTGAGTCCGAGGCTGACAGGAAACTGGCGCTCGCACGCAATGAGGCCTGGACGAACTTCACTGAGACGCTGACCGGCTTCGGCCGCAAGGTCGTCAACGAGATCACGCCGGCCCTGACCGGGCTGCTGAAGGTTGCGCAGTCGCTACTCGGCTACTTCGCCAGCGATGGCAAGACGGCGACGGTGGTCGTGACCGGGCTCGCCTCGGCCATGGCCCTGTTGACCGGCTACAAGCTGTCGCTGTGGGCGGCGTCCACGACGGGAGCGTTCAGCGCGGTCGCCGGATCGGCGTCCATGCTGCTCGGCCGGCTCGGTTTGGTCGGGGCAGCGCTGGCAGCGCTGTACGAGGTGTACCACCTAGGCGACGCTGGCAAGCAGCTGTACGACATCAAGCACCGCGAGGGCGTCACGCTGACCCCGGAAGCCCAGGCGCGTCTGGGCGAGGTGGCGGGGATGGACCCGTTCCACTCCAAGGGCGGTGGATCGGATCCGCTGGGCATCCGCAACAACAACCCGGGCAACCTGAACTTCGTCGGGCAGGCTGGCGCATCGCGCTCCGGCCGGTTCGCGGCCTTTGGTTCGATGGCAGAGGGCATCGCAGCGCTGGACGACCAGCTGCGCCTGTACGCCAGCCGCGGCAACGACACCGTGCGCGGCATCGTCAGCACCTATGCACCGTCCAGCGAGAACGATACCGGCGCCTACATCAACGCCGTGTCCAAGGCGCTGGGCGTGAACGCTGATGCCCACCTGAACCTCAACGACGCGAACACGCTGCGCACGCTCATCTCGGCGATCACCACGCAAGAGGTCGGGGCGGGGCGCATCAACGTTGACCAGATCAATGCCGGCATGGCGCTGTCCATGGGGCGCTCGGCGGGTGGCGACACGACCGTGACCACGGGCGACATTCACATCCACAGCAAGGCGACCGACTCGCAGGGCGTGGCGCGTGACACCGTCACCGAGCTCAAGCGCTTCTCTCTGGCCAGCCAAGCACAGCTCGGGGTGAACTGATGACTGCTGGCGTCCCCGCGCTCCTGGACTCGACGGCTGACCCGACGCCGGAGCCGATGCTCACGGCGGACTCGCCAGCCATTCAGCCGACGTCGCGTGTTCCGGCATGGGGCATCTATCTGAACGGCGCGCTCGCCATCGAGGCGGACTCGATCCTGAAGCTCGAGCACAAGGCCAGCGCGCGCGTCTCAAACGCCCCGCAGGAAGAGGGTTCGTTCCAGGCCTACAACAAGGTCCAGGCCCCCTATGCCACGCGCGTGCAGATGACGAAGGGCGGCAATGAATCCGAGCGGGCGGCGTTCCTGGACGCGCTTGAGGCGGCCAAGCTATCGTTGAACCTGTACGACATTGTCATGCCGGAGAAGTCATACCTGAATGCCAACATCGTCGGCTACTCGTACCAGCGCAGCGCGCGCAGCGGCGTGACACTGCTGACGTGCGAGGTCATGTTCGAGGAGATCCGCCAAGCCTCGGCCCCGGTGTTCACCCAGACGGCCAGCGGCCAGACGGTGCAGTCCCCGGTCGTCGCGGCAAAGCAGCCGGCTGGCGCCGATCCGGTGAACGCTGGCACCAAGCAGCCCGTGAAGCCCACCGCCGCGCAGTCTGCGCCCGTGAAGAAGGCGCTCGTCCCGGCGCAGGCCGCCAACGCGCCGAGCTTCTGACATGCAGATCATCCCCATCATCGACGCCTACTCGCAGACGCTGAATATCACGCTCGGCGGCCAGGCGTGCCAGATCGACCTGAAGACGCGCACGACGGGGCTGTATTGCGACCTGTACGTCAACGACACCCTGATCATCGGTGGCGTTGTCTGCCGCAATCTCGCTAAGCTGGTGATCAACAAGTACCTCGGCTTCACGGGTGACCTGATGTTCTCGGACACCCAGGGCGTTGATGATCCGTCCAGCCCGGGTCTGGGATCGCGGTTCCTGCTGTTCTACCTCGAGGCTTCCGACCTCGCTGCGGCGTGACTTTCCTCAAGCGTCGAATTGACCTGAGCTTCGCGCTCGGTCTTGGGGGCGCATTCGGTGAGTCCGGGACGAACACCGTTACGGTGTCCGGCCTGCGCGTGCATGCCCACATCGAGCAGGTCAATGGCCCCGGCATGGGTCAGGCAGAGGTTCGGGTCTACGGCCTGACGCCATCCCTTCTGAATCAACTGTCCTCGCTGAACCAAGCGACTCAGGTCACCCGAAAGAACGTGCTGACCGTCTCGGCGGGCGACGACGTCAATGGCATGGCCGTCGTGTTCCAGGGGCAGATCAGCGTCGGCCAGATCATGCTCAACGCGGCACCGGACACGCACTTGTTGGTGCTGGCGAACTCCGGCGGCCTGGAGGCCGTGCAGCGCGTGGCGCCGACCAGCTACCCCGGTAGCGCCGATGCCGCGGTCATCATGCAGAACCTGGCGTACCTTGCCGATCTGGACTTCGAGAACAACGGCGTCTCGGTGCAACTGGCGACGCCGTACTTCACCGGTTCCCCCTGGGAGCAGATGAAGCGCTGCGCGGAGCACGGCAATTTCAACTACACGATCGCCCCGAACGGCAACCGCAAGGTGCTGGCGATCTTCCCGAAGGATGGCGCCCGCGGCGGGGCCATCCCTCTTGTGTCGCCTGCGACCGGGATGGTTGGATACCCCAGCTACTCGACCAGCGTCTATGGCCTTGAGCTGACGACCCTGTTCAATCCGCTCTTGCGGATCGGCGGCCAAGTCAAGGTGCAAAGCAGCCTTGAGGTCGCCAACGGTACGTGGCGGATCTTCAACCTCCAGCATGAGTTGGAGAGCGAAGACCCGGGCGGTCAGTGGTTCACGCGGTTCAGCGGAGCGATCTGATGGGCGGCTTCACTGGCTTCCAGGGCGTCAATGCGGCGGCCTCCGAGTTCAACGCGCTCTCCTTCCTGGTCAAGGCCATGATGAATCAGATGGCTACGGCCACGCTGGTGCAGGTCAAGGCGGTGACCAACTCGGGTGGCGTTGAGCCGGTTGGCTACGTCGACATCCTGCCGTTGGTCAACCTGGTGGACGGTCAGGGTGTCGCGGTTCCGCATGGGACGATCTACAAGTGCCCGTACCTGCGCCTGCAGGGCGGTACCAACGCGATCATCATTGACCCCCAAGTGGATGACCTCGGCGTGGCGGTCTTCGCCGACCGCGACATCTCAAGCGTATCGGCCAACAAGGGACCGGCCAACCCGGGAAGCGCGCGGCGCTTCGACTGGGCCGATGGCCTGTACCTTGGCGGCTTTCTGAACGGAACGCCCGAGCAGTTCGTCCAGTTCTCCTCGCTCGGTATCACCATTGAGTCGCCGACGCTGGTCAAGCTCATCGCTCCCGACGTGCAGATCAACTGCGCGACGCTGGAGAT